GGCTGCGCCTCTTGCCAAACTATCTTTTGCCATTTGCTCTCTCCTGAATGAGATTGGTGGAAGCCCTGCTTGCGGTGCCGTCTGATCCAAATCGAAGAGGGTTGGACTAGGTAAGCGCCTCTTAGGCGGGAGCATCGTTGCCCCGTGCGCTGCGCTGCTTCCGATTCGCGCAGTTCTTCCCGCAAGCAGGTGTCAGAATTTGCTTAGATACGCACAGGCTTTCGCTGCCCAGCCATCAATTGCCTCAACTCGCGTGAGAGCCTTATTGCACGCTCCGCATAGCAGTCCACGGACGCATTTACCGCAAGACGAATCGCCCTTGCAGCATTTGTGATCGTGGTCCACACATAGAACTCTTGGCGTTCCATATTTCCGGTCAACTTCAATCTCTGGATTCTTGCAAATGGCGCACAGTCCTTTTTGCTTATTGAACTGTTCTTCATACCATTCAACTGTGATGTTGAATCGTCTGAGAGTAAATACGCGCTCTCTTTTGCGGTACTTTTCATAGTTCTTTTGCCGATCTTCTTTGACCCATTCCCTGCGATATGCGTCCATGCGTTCTTTGTTGGCCGCGTTCCATCTTTTCTGACATTCGAGATGCTTCCTTCGTACCTCTGGGTCATTCTGATAGCGCTCTCGTTGATAGGCATTTCGTTGTTCTTTGTCTATGTGCATACCATCCTCCGTGGGGAGATTATATGCAAATCTCCCCACAAAGGATAGTACATTGACTAGATAACGGGCTGCCCCGAGTTTTGGATATAGCATCCGGCCCTTACATTCGAATTGGCCACGTTGAACGCGCAGATGTACGCCATGATGTACGAGGTCAGATAAGAGCCTGATCCCGCAATATCCGGCACTGGCATCACCGTCATTCCGCCGCCAAAGTCGTAAAGCTCAAGCGGAGAAGTTTCGAAGATGTACCAAGTATCCGGCGTGAAAAGGTCCCAACGTCCCGGCGTAGCGGTCCACGAATACTTGACTTCGCGGTTGCAAAACGTGGGCGTGAAGAACTTTTTGCCCATGTCATGCGCCTTGTCGCCTTTGACTTCCTGAGCATTGGCGATTTGGACGTTGTAGAACAGGTTCGAAGCAGCCATGCCTTGGTCCGGCCCGGTATACCAGAGAGCATTGTTGATGCTTTCGGCATCCGGCCCAAGAGCGCGGCCCATCAGCGTTACGGCTCGATTCCCGATGCTGGGTGTGACCGATCCGCCATTGAGGTTAATGGTTGGTGTGCTCAAACGACCGGGGAAATTGGCGCGATTCAAACCCGCCAGTGTTCCGGTGTTGGAATTCACCTGCCAAGCCCGCAGTCCAAGAATGCTCGAACCAACAGCGCCCGAGCTTCCTTGTACCATGATGAAATCGCCTGTCGCTGTCGCCCCGCCCGTGGAAGGAAGCACAGTCGAGAAATACAGCGTGTTCGCAACCGTATCGACGTAGCTGATGGTGGCCGTTCCGCGAGAAGTGCCGCCTTCCGAGGGGAAGAATTGCACTACCTGCTGATCGGTGAAGCCAGTCACTACGTTTAGACCGGAGATGAAGCTAGTTTGCGCGCCTGTCCCGGAGTTGGAAGAGACAGTAGCCGTGGACGGAATCTGATCCACTTCGCCCGAGCCATCGCCGTTCATCAAGCCTTCGATGCCTTGCTGAGCCGCGCTAAGGGAGTTCTTGAGTTCCTGAGCAGATACGTTGAAAAGGCCCCGTTCCTTGCCCTCGGTTGCCTTCTTAGCGAGCCAAGTGATTTCGTTGGCTGCCATGATGACAACAGGAGAGAGAACGAACGACTGCCATTGTGACCCGGTGCCGCGCCCGATTCCGTCTCCGTTGCCTGTGCCCTGGAAAATAGCAGCACCGGACTGGACACGCATCGGAACACGCGCAGAGGGACGCGACGTTGCACCGCCCAAGGTGATATTCGAGCTTGGGACGGTCGTGAAGTTCTTTTTAGCGAAGGAGTAGAGGGTGTCGCCTTCAAAGATCAAATCTTCGATGTTTTTCGCAAACGCATCGAGTTCGATTGCTTCTACGGCTGCCTCTTGAACTGGAGATGATTCCCTAATGTGATCTCATCCTGCCGTGTGCGTTCCTGACGACGCGACAAGCCGATGGAAGCCCATCGCTCTTACCCAGAGCTGGGCACGTCCTGAGAATCCGAGGTTTGCGAGAGTTTAACGTCCTTCGAGGACGCCTCAGATTGGGTAGAAAGTCTATGACTGCAACGAACTTCGGGAGCTATGCGCTCAACCTGAAGTTTCAGATTCTGTGGGGTCAAGATCATCCCGCAGCAGTAGCAAGTCCGGTATTTCATTTCCAATGCACCAACTTGCCCTTCATTGGACCCGCTGCCATATAGGCGCGATTGGTGATGAATAAAGTTTGTGCTCCGGGACGCTGCCAGTCGATTTGGGCGCGATCCGGCTTGGCTGCAATCTCAATGGCACCATTCTGCTGGGTCGGTGCGGTCGCTGCATTCGGTTTCACTGTTACGGCTGGTTTCGGAGGCTGCGCGGCACCATAACGGCGCGTCCAGACCGCTTTTACCGCGTCCGGGACTACCTGGGAGAGCTTGGCGTTGACATATTGCGTGATTTTCGCGCTATCCCGGCTCTTCGAAGCGAGCCAAGCCTTCATTTGCTCTTGATACGAGCGATCTGCTTGCAATAAACGGTTAATTTCACGGTTAATGCCATCGGCTAGGTCGGTTTTCGCTTCGGGACTCAGGTTGGCGCGCGATTTCAGGTAGGGTTTGAGTTCCTTTTCCATCTCCGCGTTCTGATGGGTGACGGTTTGCCGTCCAATGTCCTGCCGGAAGGCTTGCTCTTGCTTGGATTGGAAGTCTTTGCGCTCTTGCTCAAACTTCTGACGCTCTGGATCGGGCTGATTCGAAGCTCTTGAGCCTGCTTGCTGTTTCTGGGCGGCGAGCCATGCCGCCGTTTTCCCGAGCAAGTCTTTCGCAGCTTCTACGTTATTCGCTGCCAAGGCTTGTGTGATGTTTTCGAGCACAGGACCCAGCCCTGCATGATCGAGCAGCGCCACAAGATGCGGCTGAATCGCTGTCTGAAAGCCAGCCGGATCGAGGCTCGAATATTGCTGTAGCGCGTGCGGCATGATCTTTTTGAAGCCGTCTGGATACTCTTTGGCGATGTCATCCACCACGACCGAATCGCCAGCTTCAAAGCGGCTATCCACTTCCTGCCACACTGCGTTTTCAGACTGAATTTTGGCAATGCCTTCCGCTCCACCAACCAACTCCAGTTGGGCTTTGGCGGCTTGGGCTGCGCTCGCATTGGGGAATGTGCCACGGTACGCGCCATGCTCAAAGAAGGCTTTGCGAAGCTCTTGAACGACTTTCTTGTTTTCGGGATTGAGGTCGGCTAGGGCTTTGAGCGCTGATTTGATGTGCGCGGGGAGCCTGCGACCATCGGAGGATTCTTCCGCATCGACGGCTTCGGCTGCACGATCGCTGCCTTGCCCAACATCTTGGGTAGTTTCGCCAGTTTCGGGCTGTTCTACCGCAACATCTTGGGTCGATGACTCAACTTGCTCAATCGGTTGCTCTATGACTGTGCTTTCCATGCCATCCATTACCGCACCCCCGAAAGCTCAGCAGTTTGGTCAATGTCTTTCTGGGTCACCAAACTATTTCTAAGCAAGATGCGTTCGAGTTCATCAACAACTTTCAATCGTTCCCGACACTGGACGCACTTTTCGCCATCCGAGCCGAGATTTGTGCATTCTTGGCTAAGCAACTTTAAATTGTTGATGTAATTGAGAACTGCTGACGCTAGATTTCCCATACGTTATTGCACCTTTCCTGACGAAGGTTTCGGCGTTGCTGGGGCAGTTGTGCCGTGCCCAAAGTCTGCCGCTTTCTCGGTAATCTTGCCTTCTAGTTCGGCTGCGTCCTGTTCTGCGAAGTCTTTCGGGCTGGCTGGTAATCCGTAATACTTTTCGAGCAATTGCGCGGCAACTCCAGGCGGCATTTTGTCTACGGCAGCGGTGATTGACTCAGAAGGCGGCTTATTGGCAGCGGGCGGCTTGAGCTTGTCGGCCATATCAGAGTGCTCTTGCCAATGCAGGTGGACATTGGCCCACGCCTGTTTCTCTTCGGGCGTGCCATTCTTGAACTTCCTGCCTTCGGAAGAGTTCATCCATTCTTTGCAGGTTTCCGCTTCGGTTTCGTGATCCTCCGAAGCATCCTGCATCACTTGGACGGTTGAGACTTCGGGCGGAATACCCTGCATGGCCTGCATGACTTGGGGAGCTTGCTGCGCGAACTGCGCGCCCTGCCCTGCCGCTTGCGCTTGTTGCAGACTTTGCTCAAATTGTTGCTGCGCCTGTACCAGTTTTGGATTGGGTTGTGGGCCAGTCTTGAGAAGGATTTCGAACTCGCCTTGTTGCTTCTCTACCGAGTCCGCTTCGGGAATCTCAAGGTCCTGCAACCCTACTGCGTCCTTGGCGATCCGCATATTCTTGGGAACGCTCAGCAGTTTAAGTATGGTTGGGTTTCCTGTCCCGGCTTCGGTCATCAACTGCTGGAATCGGCTTTGACGCTGCACCCAAGTTTCAGGGAAATTCGAGTCTGATTCTGGATAGCAGAGGATGTTGCCTTTTAAATCGGAGATTTCAAGAGTAATCGGCCCATTCTCTCCGGGGATGGATTCGCTGATTTGCGATTGACCTAGTTTCTCGCGGCAAATCGCAGCCTGTTGAACCGCTTGACGATGATAAGTGGCTGTAGCGGCTTGTAAGGCTCCCCAAGGGCTTGCGAGTCGGCCAAGGGCTTGGTCGCGCTGCATGGAAATGCCGCCGACTGTATCCGTGTTCGATTCGGCTCCGAAAAGACTTGGCAATGCTCCGCTGAGCATTTCGGGATAGTCAGTAAAAAAGAACTGAATGAATTGGGGCAACTCAGGTTGATGCTGAGGAGTAGGCTCAACA